ATGGCAAAAGGCGTTAATAAGGTAATTCTTCTAGGAAGACTCGGTGGCGAACCAGAAAGCCGAATGGCGGGATCGACAGCGGTCTCAAACTTCACGATAGCAACAAGCGAAAAGTTCAAAAACCAGCAGGGAGAGTGGCAGGAGAGAACGGCATGGCATAGGGTTGTTGCCTGGGGAAGGTTGGCGGAAATATGCAAAGAGTATCTGCATAAAGGATCACAAGTATACGTTGAGGGAAGGCTGCAGACTCGAAGCTGGGATAAAGAAGGAGTAAAGCAGTATACCACAGAGATTGTGATCACCGAAATGCAAATGCTCGATGGGGAGCAACAGGAACGGAGCACGTACGTTGCCCCACCAGTGTCGCCCGCTACAGGCGGAACTGATGATCTTCCGTTCTGATCAATAAAACCGCCAAAAAACATGCCTATCGCAACGCCAGATCGTGATCCGAAAAGCATAAAGCAACGCAAAAAGAAGTTCGTGAGGGATTCGGAGGCACAAGAAGAGAGTAAATGCACTGCGGAATGGGTACGGGTTGATGGAGAGAACGTACTTGTTGATGAGCGCAGCGACATAATTGCGCATATAAACGGGAGAAGGGGGATCGAAAAAATAGGGCGGTGGGTGGCTGATTGGGCTGGCTGCGACGGAATCAAAGGGTTCGGCGTGCAAGCGCTCACAAAAGCCGAGGTGATCGAAAAAATGAGAGGGTTGATCGCGAGGAAGAAAGAGTTCAGGGGCCTCTGCGAGGATATCTGGAAAAAGAGGTACGGCAAATAACGACCTCCTTGAAATGACGGGGGATTGAGTAAGGTAAGGTATGGCAAAAAAGAAGTACACAGATGAGTTTCCAGCGTTAGCTGAGATGTATGCCCGAGAAAGGATGATTGAGTCTGATATCGCCAAAAAACTTGGGGTATCAACCTCAACTTTTGAGCAATACAAAAAGCAGTATCCGGAGTTTCTGGAAGCCTTAAAAAGAGGTAAAGCGCCGATTGATTTTGAAGTAGAAAACGCGCTCCTTAAGCGAGCGATGGGGTATACTTTCACTGAGACAAAGCGAGAAATCGAGAATCTTGATAACGGCGTAATTCTGGTTAAATCCGTGACGGAAACAATCAAGGAAGTAGTCCCTGACGTTACCGCACAAATATTCTGGCTTAAAAACCGTAATTCTCAAAGATGGCGTGACGTTAAGGGCGTTGAGATGACAGGCAAAGATGGTAAAGACCTCTACGCGGGCGTGATAGTCTTACCAGCCAAAGACCCAAAGCCATGTTAGAGTTCACCCCGCAGGCAGGCCCACAAGAACGCTTTGTTTCATGTAGTGCTGATATCGCCTTTTACGGTGGAGCAGCTGGAGGTGGCAAGTCTTATGCTTTACTTTTGGATGCAGCGAGGGATGTGAGTAACCCGAATTATGGTGCGGTTATTTTTCGGCGCACAACGAAGCAGGTCACTAGTGAGGGCGGGCTTTGGGATACCGCAAGCACGGTATATTCGCTTGTTGGAGCAAAGCCAAACCAATCAGCACTTACATTCACTTTCCCTCCTGGTGGACGTGTAGGGTTCGCTCATATGGAGTACGAAAAAAACAGATTCGATTGGCAGGGGTCACAGATCGTATACCTCGGATTCGATGAGCTTACCCATTTCACTTGGGCGCAGTTCAGTTACATGCTGTCACGTAACCGGTCAACGTCCGGGGTAGATACAAAGATCCGGGCAACACTCAACCCCGACCCTGATCATTTCGCACGCAAATGGGTTGACTGGTATCTGGATAGCGAAGGATATGCGATCCCTGAACGGTCTGGCGTGATCCGGTGGCTTATTGTTGTCGATGATGCAGCAGTCTTTGCGGAGAAAAAACAAGACCTGCTTGATGAGTACCCGAACAGCCTGCCGTTGAGCTTTACTTTTATTGCCTCATCAATTGAAGACAATAAAATACTTCTTAACCTTGACCCGAAATACCTTTCTAATCTTGACGCGTTGCCAAGGGTAGAGAGGGAGAGACTGAAGAAGGGCAATTGGAACATCAGGCCGTCGGCTGGGAGTTATTTCAAGCGGTCAGAGTTTGAGATTGTCGATGTTATCCCGTCAGGGAAGATAACGAAAACCGTCAGGGCGTGGGATCTGGCTGGAACTGAAAAGAGAAAAGAAGCTGATGACCCAGACTGGACAGCAGGCGTAAAAATGTCTGTGATAGATAAAGTTTACTACGTCGAGCATGTCGAGCGGTTTAGGATTGATGCCTCAAAGGTTATGAGCAGCATCAAAAACGTTGCGTCATCAGATGGGTTTGGCGTTCCTGTTCTTGTCCCGCAAGACCCGGGACAGGCAGGAAAGACACAGGTCAGATCATACGTGCAGGAGTTCGCTGGGTACACAATCAAGACCAATCCTGTATCAGGCAGCAAGACCGTAAGAGCTACGCCGTTTTCCTCACAAGTCCAAGGCGGAAATGTGAAGCTACTGAGAGGCCCGTGGAATGACGCATACCTTTCAGAGCTTGAGAGTTTTGATGGGTCTGGTGCTGGGCATGATGACCAGGTCGATGCTTCGTCAGACGCTTTCAATGAGCTTGCATTGGGGATAAATTCAACCGGTATGCTGGAGTATTACCGGCAAGAAGCGGAGAGAATGAGGGAAGAGCGCAAAGCGCAAAGCAGGGTAGGCAATGAGATTTGACACACTTAAACTTTAAATCATGCCAGAAGGAATAAAGACACCGATCAGTGAGGCAATGCTGCAAACAGCTATCCGAGGCGGTCAGTTTGTAAATACAGGAAACAATAACGTCGAACCTGCACTTCAAAGCGTACCTATAGAGCAGGGCAGTACATGGATGGCACCAATGCAGCCTCTACAGGTTTCAACGCCCGCAGACGTGAAAGGCAGGGCGTTTGATTATCCTGTCGGATATAACGTCAACATCAAGCCTCGTGCGTATGAGCCGGTGACGTTTGACCAGCTCCGCTCCCTCGCAGACAATCTCGACATCCTCCGACTCGTGATTGAGACAAGAAAAGATCTGGTATGTGCTCTTGAAATCGAGATCGTACCGAAAGAAGGTGGAGTTGAGCCTGATTCTCGATGCAAAGAGATTCTAGACTTCCTTGCTTTCCCGGACAAGGAAAATACGTGGGCGGAGTGGTTAAGGATGCTCATTGAAGATTTGCTTGTTATTGATGCCCCCGCCATATACCCACGCCTCACAAAAGGCGGCCAGTTGTACTCTCTTGAGCCGATTGATGGCGCTACGATATCCCGTAAGATCGATTTATCAGGACGCACGCCGATTCCCCCACAGCCAGCATATCAGCAGATTCTGAAAGGGGTGCCCGCCGGAGATTTTACGCGAGACGAGTTGATTTACAAGCCGAGAAACAAGCGCACCAACAAGCTGTATGGATTTTCTCCTGTCGAGCAGATCATGATGACGGTAAACATCGCATTGCGCCGTCAGCTCTCGCAATTGCAGTTTTACACCGAGGGGAGCGTGCCAGACATGATGTTGGCCTGCCCTATTGACTGGACACCTGACCAAGTGCGCATGATGCAAGTCTATTGGGATGAGGTGATGAGTGGGAACACCGGGGAGAGGCGGAAGGCAAAGTTTGTGCCAGGCGGAATGTCACCGATCAATACCAAAGATGGCCTGTTGAAAGATGAGTTTGACGAGTGGATTGCACGTATCGTCTGTTATGCTTTCAGCGTTCCGAACATGGCTTTTATCAAACAGATGAACCGCGCCACAGCAGGCACGGCAGTTGATCAGGCGGTATCAGAAGGCCTTTTGCCAGTCCTGCAGTGGATCAAGTCGCTTGTCGATTACATCATTATCAAGTATTTCGGCTATACCGATCTGATGATGAAATTCAAAGACAGCAAAGACCCCGATCTTGCACAGGAAGCCGCGATTGATCTTCAAAACGCGCAGGCGGAGCAAATCAGGATTAACACTGGCGTATTGGACGTTAATGAGGTGAGGATTGCAAAGGGTCTTGATCCACTGACACCGCAGCAGCTCGAAGAGCGCAAACCAGCGCCACCGCCACAACTTGCAGCAAGTGCTCCGGGCGGATCGAACCCCGCGCCGGATGAACCATTCCCGCCAGACGCAACGGTCAAGGAGCCTACGGCAAAACTTCAAAAAAAAAAGCCCGAACGACAATCGCACCGCTTGACCGTGACCGGCCCGCGATACTGAAACTCGAATCCAAGCTGAAAAGTTTTCTTGCCGGGTATCTGAAAAAGAAAGGGAAAGGTATTGTCAAGCAGGCTATAGAGCTTTATTCTGCACTGAGTAAGGCTGATGAGACTGATGATAGAGCTGATGTGTTACTTGCTCAGCTTGATATTGACTTTGCAGACCTGCCCTCAGAGTTGCAAGATTACTTACAAGAGATCGCCAAAGAAGGCGTATCAGCAGGAGCAGCGCAAATATCGCTCACAGAGACGTCCAAGGCTGTCCAACTTGCCAATGAACGCGCCGAGGAATGGGCGGCAGACAGAGCAGCGGAACTTGTAGGGATGAAATGGATTGATGGCGAGCTGGTGATCAACCCCAATGCTGAATGGTCCATCACCGAGTCAACAAGGGACATGATCCGTAGCGACGTTAACACGGCAATTGAAGAGGGATGGAGCAACCAGAAGCTGAGAGATGCTCTTGTGGAAAACCATGGCTTTTCAGAGAACCGGGCAATGATGATAGCCCGCACAGAAACGGCCTTTGCAGACACACAGGGAAACATCGCAGCATACGCCGAAGCGAAAGACGCCGGGCTTGACGTCAAAGTGCAATGGCTAACTGCGGATGATGACCTTGTCTCGGAAGAGTGCGAAATGAACAATCTCGAAATCAGAGAGATCGGAGATGAGTTTTCAAGCGGCGCGACCGAACCGCCACAGCATCCTAATTGCAGGTGCGTGCTTGCTCCCAGTGTCGGAGATGCCGAAGAGTAGCTGCCCCTACCAACAATCAGCCCTGCATAGTCGGGGCTTTTTTATTACGCTACTTTTAACCTGCAATAATAACCGGGGAGAAACTATGTAGTACCATGTAGTTCCCCGCATTTTCCCCCGTCACGGCATAGCGTAGAATAGAGCTGAAAGGAATTACCCTTTCAGCAAAATCTATTCTGAGTTATGCATACAATTGAAACCATAACACCCCACCAAGCAGCCCCGGCGATTCAGCAGCGGCAGCAGAAAACCCTTTCCACTGAGGGAGCGATTCAGTATTTCCAAGAAGTTTACGGTCTGAAGATTGCAAAAGCTACTCTCTACAAGAAACATTGCACCCATCCTGACACATTCCCCGGCAGGCGTTCACCCTTTGGAAAACTTGTGTTCGACCCGGTAGAGATTGATCGTTATATGGCGACCGGCAGCGCACGGGCAGCGGTTGAGACTGACGGAGGGGAAGCATGAGGCCAGACAATAAAAAGCCCCGGAGCGGGCAGCAACGGGGCAAGGACGGGTATTTATTGGGCGCGAACAATGGGCGTTGTTCACAGATCAAATATACAACATCCCCCCATAATAACAAACCTTTTGACTGGAGACAACACCCAAAGAAGTAACGATTAGAACTAACTTCTAACGTTACTTGTTACTTCTTTGCCGTCTGTAAAATTATGATTAAACTGTGTTTGATAGTTAATAGAATATCAATCAAACCACCGCGTAATTATGGAATCCACACAATTCACAAAGCCAGTAAAAAGATTCTACTCTACAACTGAGCTTGTCGCCTTCCTTTTCGAGTATGCAGGAATGAAGGTCACACCCGGCACAGTTTTTAAATGGTCGATGTCTGGGAAAATACCTTGCCAGAAAGCACCTAATGGAAGATTACTGTTTCCCGTTGATGCTGTTCAGAAATGGCTTGTCGGTAATGAAGCGAAGGAGGGTTGAGCCATAAGAGAAAAAGGAAAAGCCCCTCAGGGGCGAGCTGAGAGGCTTAACAGGGAAAGCGGACTATTCGGGCGGAACAATCACAGCCACAATATACAACACCCTTCCAGAAATCCCAAACCCTTCAGCGATGAGGGGTTTTTTATTGCCCGCACGTCAGTTCCTCAGCATAAAAAATAGACCTCCTTTTCTTGCCGCGAATTTCTATAGCCTACTAATAAACAGAGGCTATTAAAATTCAGACAAGCACTTATGAGACTATACGGAGAGATCAGCAAGACGGAAGCCCAGGACGATGGTACGCTAAAAGTTGAGGGTTTTGCATCGAGCGAAGCCGTTGATTCCGATGGCGAGATCGTAACCGCCGAGGCGATGAAGGCCGCGCTTCCCGATTACATGAAGTTTGGCGCAGTCCGCGAAATGCATCAATCCAAAGCCGCGGGGACAGCAATTGAAGCCGCAGTGCAGGCGGATGGACGCACTTACTTCAAAGCTCACATTGTTGACACCGAAGCGGTCAAGAAGGTGAATGCAGGCGTTTATAAGGGCTTTTCTATCGGGGGCAAAGTTACCAGCCGTGACGAGCTCAATAAATCCACAGTAACAGGCTTAAAGCTTGTTGAAATTTCGCTTGTCGACCGTCCAGCCAACCAGGAAGCAGTCTTTTCTTTAGCAAAGTTTGAGGACGACGAAGATCACGACCTCAAGAAATACGCAGGCGAAAGCATCCGTGATGCAGGATGTGCAATCGAAGCACTCAGCTCAATCTATTACCTATACAGCAAAGAGTTGACTGAATCGGAAGAGAACGCTGAGCAAATTTCTTCGCTAAAAACTGTCATAGACAATCTCAAGGCGTTCATTTCTTCAGAGATTCAGGAGCCAGACGACGACAGCGACGGACTAAACGTCTTTGGATACGCCGCTACTACCGACGACCTCAACAAATCAGGTGCAGAGATCAGCGCGAAAAACAAAGAAAAAATGCAGCAGATACACGACCACGCCGTAAGTATGGGCGCGTCGTGCTCATCGTCAGAGAAAGCTGAAGGAAGCGATGATGAACTGCAGAAAATACAGGGCGAAAACCTCGACCTGAAAAAGCAGTTCCAAGACCTTGACACCAAATACGCAGACCTCCAGAAATCCCTTCACAAGACAACGCTTGAACTCGAGCTCATCAAGGCAGAACCAGCTCCGGCAAAGATGTCGCTCAACGACAAGGGCGTGACGGTTACAAAAACCGAAGATGGCGGAGCAGACAGCTCGCTTGATGATAAAGTCTTTGTCAAGGACTCAAAAGGAAACATCAACGAAGCGGCCACGCTTATCAAGCTAAGCCACATGAGTGGCGGACTAACTCGGCGCTAATAATTATTTGACCTTAACCAAAACCCATTACAACCAATGAGCGCAACAACAGAAACACTCGAACTCCTCAAGGTCGCACAAGCAACCGGAGATCAGGCACTAGCAAAGTATTTCACGCAGACAGGAACTGCAACACAAGGCATACAGGCGTACAATCTTGAAGCGCCATCGAAAAAATTGTTACCGATTCTAACGCCACTCCGCAATAGGATCCCTCGTATCAATGGCGGGTTTGGTGTACAGGCGAACTGGAAAGCGATTACCAACATCAATGCGGGCAACGTCAGAGCAGGTGTCGCAGAAGGTAAAAGAGGCGGAGCGATCAACCACACGCTATCAGAATACAATGCATCGTTCAAGTCCATGGGCCTGGAGAACTATACCACTTTCGAGGCTGAAAATGCGGCTAAGTCTTTCGAGGACGTAAAGGCGCTTGCAGTGCAGTCAACCTTAAACGGCCTGATGATTCAGGAAGAGCGCGTTCTTCTTGGCGGAAACAACTCTGTAGCGCTTGGCACAACTCCAACCCCATCGCTTGCAGCCGTTACCGGCGGCGCTCTTACCGACGCATCGACATACAGGGTGATTTGTGTGGCTCTCGGCTTACAGGCTTACCTGGATGCTGTCGGCAGCAATAACGGTTCTGTTGGTCAGGTTTTCAATGCGGCATCTTCGATTGTTCCAGGGCAGATCACAAGGACGAATATCGATGGCACTACTGATACCTTCGGCGGTGGATCTGCTCAACAATCTGCTGCAGCTACACAAGCCACTTCAAGCCCGAATCTTTCTATCACTGCAACGGTAGCCGCTGTTACTGGAGCAGTAGCATATGCCTGGTTTATCGGTATTGGTGCTGGCAACGAAAAACTGAACCAGATCACTACAATCAACAGCGCGAAATTTATCGCCAACTCAAACGCCGGCGCTCAGCTTGCCTCCACACTGGCAGCATCCGACAACTCGACATCCTCGCTGGACTACGACGGACTGCTTTATCAGGCGGCAAAATCAGGATCAAACGCATACATCGCCGCGCTCGCCACAGGTACAGCAGGAACAGGATCTACGCTGACTTCAAACGGATCAGGCGGGATCATCGAGTTTGATGTTGCATTCCAATATTTCTATGACGTTTACCGACTCAGCCCAACTGTTATTTATGTATCGAGTCAGGAAAGCAGGAATATCAGCAAGAAGATCATCGCAAACGCAGGTGCTCCTTTGCTCCGCCAGATCGAAGCAGGTGGCAATGGTAATCTTTCTTCAGGATGGAGGGTAACATCGGTACTCAACACCACAACTGGTGATGAGGTCGAAATCAGAATACACCCGCACATGCCAGCAGGAACGATCCTATTCTTCACCGAAACCCTGCCTTACCCATTGAGCAACGTAGGCAACACATGCCAGGTATTGCTACGAGCCGATTACTATCAGATCGACTGGCCACTGATCACCAGGAAGCATCAGTACGGCGTGTATTGTGATGGCGTGTTGCAGCATTATGCACCATTCTCCATGGGCATAATCAGCAACATCTCAAACGGATAAGGATAAGGATAACCTTTCAGGCAAACGCCCTGTCGTGAGGCAGGGCAAAACCTTTTTATAGTTATGGTAAGCACACTAAGAATGAAAAGCCCAGGAGGATCCACAAGCGTATCCCTTGGCGGTCAGAATTATGAGGCAAACAAGAAAGGGATTATCGAGGTTCCGGCAGAGTTCGAGGACACGATGTACTCTTTCGGATTTATCACTGTTGGTAAAAATATCCCTATCGAACCCGAAGAGCCAGCCACACCGGGGCCAACAGCGGAACCAGCGCAAGCCAACGCGCCGGAAACCGCCGAGGCTCCGGAAGCGGCTAAAGCGGAAGTAGTCCAGCAACTGAACCAGTAATAGCATAACGATGCCTGAATTCGCCACCGTTGATGAAGTTAAATACTATCTCGGAACTTCGACCGATGCGGATGATATTCTCATCTCATCACTTGTATCGTCAGAGAGCGCTTTTATCGAGAGTTGGTCAAACCGGACGTTTGATGTAACACCACAGATGGACATTTTCAATGGAGGCGGAGGTTTAGAGCACACGTTCAAATATTACCCTGTTGTATCCGTCGCCAGCCTGTCAATTGACGGCAGATCAATACCGGAAGCGGCAACAATCAACGATTCCGGTTATATGCTCTATGACGACAGGCTAATACTTTTTGGCTACAATTTCGGATGGGGAAAGCGCTCTTGCATCGTGCAGTATTCCGCAGGGTATTCAGTTATCCCTTCAGAGATCAAGCAGGCGTGCATTGAGATGGTAGCGATTAGGTACAAGGAGCGCGACAGAATCGGACTGAATAGCAAGTCAATGGCAGGGGAAACCACAGCGTATAATGTCAAGGACATGCCGGACCATGTCAAATCTATACTCAAGCAGTACAGACGGGTTGTGCCGATATGATCACCGCAAAGATCACAGGAGGCGAAGACCTTCGTAAGAAGTTCAGGGACTCCATACCGAATATCGAGAGCGGCGTGCAGAAGGAAATCATGCGGTTGGCCTTGAAAATGACGCGTGTCGTAATGGGGAAATTGACAGGCCCAGTGCTAAATGTCGGACGAGGAGTTCATGGCGGGAATGGAAGTGGCGGTAGGTTAAGGCGATCAATCCACCCTGAATGGGATTTCAAGCAGGGTTATTCAGGCGCCACGGTCGGAACAAATGTCGAGTACGCCGCGATCCATGAGTACGGGTTCAGCGGATCAGTTCAGGTTAAATCGTTTCAACGCGAAATGACGAAAGCCTTTGGTAAGCCGATATCACCGACACAAGTAACTGTTAGGGCGCACACAAGAAATGTCAACATGCCAGAACGAAGCTTTTTGAGATCGGCGCTAAAAGAGATGAAACCGGAGATCACTGAATCATTACAGGCGGCACTCATGAAGGAACTCAACAAGATTAAACGATGACGCGCGAGACGATATACGGTGCGCTCTTTGCAAAGCTTCAGGGCCTTGCAGGGTTGAACACTGTATCAAGACGCCTGAAACATTATGACGATGTTCCACCCGCGGATCAGCCAGCGCTCTTTATGACGGTAACATCTCAGCACGGGAAGCAAACAAAGGGAATGCCGTCGATCTATAATCTCGATAGCAAAATATGGATTTACGTCCATGAAACGGATAGATCAATAGCTCCCTCAACAGGGATAAATAATATTCTCGATAAGATAGATGCAGTTCTGAAACCAGCGATACCAGGCAACAAGCAGACATTGGGCGGACTTGTCGAGCATTGCTGGGTTGACGGTGAGATCGTCATGGATGAAGGGAGCCTCGGAGATCAAGCCGTCGCGATACTGACAATAAAAATGCAAACAACAACTTAACCAGGACAAACATTATGCCTCAATTCGTATTCGGCCCCGGCAACATTTACGCGATCCCGCTCACTACTTACGACGGTACCGCAATTACCGTACCTACTCCCGTTCAGATCGGAACTATGCAGTCCGGATCAGTCGATTTCTCGTGGGATCTAAAAGAACTTTACGGACAGCGCCAGTTTCCTGTAGCGGCAGGCCGTGGCAAGGGGAAAATAGCAGGCAAAGCGACTTACGCACAGTTCAACGCCGCCGCCATAAATTCTCTTGTATTCGGGCAGACGCAATCAAGTGCACTTTGTGCCGTTGTCAATGACGTGACCGGGACAGCAATTCCTACGACACCGTTCCAGATCACCGTCACCCCGCCACTGTCAGGCACGTACCTCAATGATCTTGGTGTCATTATGAACGGCGTCCCGATGACACAGGTCGCTTCTGGCCCGACAACAGGACAGTATAGTCATACTCTTGGAGTTTACACTTTCGCCACCGCCGATGTCGGCCAGATTGTGTTTATCAACTACTCGTACACCGCTGTTGCAGCAACGGCGGCTGATTTGATTATTTCAAATCCGTTTATGGGATATGCCCCGACGTTTAGCGTTTCATTCTCGATAAACTATAACGGGAAAAACGGCACGATCATTCTCAATTCCTGCACGTCAAGCAAGTTCAGTGTGGCGACAAAATTAGATGACTTCGCTATCCCTGAATTTGATTTCACTGGCTACGCGGACGCAAACCAGAAAGTGGGACGTATTTCTTTCAGCGATAAATAACCGGTAAAAACACAAAGGGAAAAAAGGAAATGGTAAAAGGTGTAAGGTTTGAGTTTGGAAACGGTGAAGAGCTGACTATTCCGCCACTTTCTCTTGGAGCTATCGAAGTCCTTGAGAATGAGCATGGCGAGGTTTCGACATGGGCCCCGAATGTTGATATGGTGTGTAAGCTGGCCGGATTGTCGCTGAAGCGGAACTACCCCGATATGACTGATGATCATATCAAAAATGATTTGCTTGACGTCAGCAACATGCTCGACGTGTTTAACGCGGTGCTTGATATCGGCGGACTGGTAAGGAAAGCGCAAGAACAGGAAGAAAGCGCGGGGGAAAATCCGCCGGTGGAGAAAAAGTAGATTGGGATGAATTGTTCTTGCACCTTTCGATGAGCACAGGAATGGATATCGAGACGGTGCGAGACCAGTTTGATCTTCCCCGGCTCCACGCTTTTAACAGTTACACAGGAAAGTTCCCGCCATTACATGTAAGCGTCTCTAAGCTGGCCGCTTATTTCGGGGTATGGGAACCATCAAAAACCGCAGGAAAATCAGGACAGCCCGTGCAGAACATCTCAAACAAAGAAAATGACGCGGCAATCGCTCAATTCATAACCATGCTAGGCTGATGGGTAATAATGATACGCAGGTCAATGTAGGGTTTGGCGCAAGTACGGGAGACCTCGAACAAGGCGTAAAGCGCGTTAGTGATGCGATGACTTCTAATCTTGAGAAGATCATCTCGGACCTGCAAAAACTCAACTCATCATCGGGCACGTCCACGCAAAAGGTAGTGGCGGACGTGAAGAAGATGGAGGTTGAGACTGGCAATTCTTTCGGCAGGCTTAAAGACCTCATAACAGGCCATGTTGGTGGCGTTAAAGATGGCATCGAAGGTCTTGGCGGCGTTGTTGGCAAGTTCACGGGAATCTTTGCAGGATTGACAGTGCTCCTTGCCGGTGGTGCAGCGTTTTCAGCATCGATCAATGCGTTCAAGGATGAGACGGCTGAGGTTAAGCGGTTAATGAACGGCCTCGGAATGACTTCAGAGGAAGCCTCAAAGTTCAACACTCAACTCAAACTTGTCGGCATGTCTTCAGAAGAATATGTCGGCATCGCTATGAAGTTCAACCGGCAACTCAAGACGAATGAGGCTGGTCTTGTCAGTATGGGGGTTGTCACACGTGACGGAAACGGCAAGCTGCTTGACCAGCAAACCTTGCTG